GGCGAGGATTAACATTTATATTTACCAATACTTTTTTTCCAGGCCTATATTAAATGTGTGACGCTCTTCACCTCAATACGCTCAAACAGTGTCCAACTCCCCTGAACACTTTGTTCTTTTCGGAGTTCAATATGAATTTACTCCAGCGTGGTATCCGTCAAAGTTTTAGAGACCAAACGGGTGTTGCCATCGATTACCAAAACCCAAGTGATTTATACAGTATCATGCGCGTTGTTTTTATTAACAACTCCGGTGATCCAAACGCGAACGTTCAGGAACAAGTCAAATATATGAACGGTATCGTGATTAAAACAGCCTCGAGTCAAATCCAAACGGGTGTTTCTCAGTACATGGGATACGTCCACGATATAGATACACTCGCTGTCCCAATCGATAGACCCGTTAATACAACAACCTACGGTAAAAAGTTTGGTAAAAGTGAACAAATTGGGTTATAATATAATTAACACGTAATTAGCATTAATTATAATACAAATTTTTGATCATTGTTTGTATTAAAATTGATTTAGAATTTTTACAGTTGCACTTATCGATCTCCTCTTGGGGGCCTTTCAACTGGACGAGAAGGCCTTTCAACTGAACGAGAAGGCCTCCCGCGCTTCATATATCTAACATATCTTTCTTCATCTCCAGTAAGTTCCCTAATATTAATAGATTCACCCAATTCCCTTTTCAGTTCGTGACCTAAATACTTATAATGCGCCATTGCAATATTTTCGAGTTTACTCTGTTCTGGAAAATCTTCGATACGTGCCTCACTAATCTCTCTACCATACGATAATTGTAACTGTTTATAATTATCAATAGAAATATTCTTCACTATTCTATACATTTTATCCCTTTCTTCAGCCTTTTCAACAACCGAAAGAACTTTATTGTATAAATTCGCAGCTGCGCGTTTCGTACCTTCTTCTACTTTATCTTCATTAAATTTATAAACCTCGCAATTATCTTCTGGTACTTCCCCATCTCCTTCTTCCATCCAGGAACTTACACTCCCATTTCCCTCTCTTGTTTTTCGAACCATTGGTCGACCACACCTTAAAAGTTGTGTTTGTTCAACTTCCTTAACGACTTCCTGCCCCAACATTTCAATATATTCCGCAATTTCGTCTGCGTCTTGTTTATTAACTATACGTTTAGATACCGCTTCGGAAACGAGTGGTTGTTTCAAAACCGCGACCATAACGTCAATCATTTGTTCCATTAACGTACCAACAACCGTAAGACCATTGTTCGTTTCGGATCTATAGTTTTCGCGGTGACCGTATTCTTCAACGTTTTTGATTCGGTTTTTAATTGTTTCAAGATCTTCGACGGCCTTGACTAATTCTTTTTTAGCGGCCACATTTTGGGTCGTCACGGCCATAGCCTGGGTCGTCACGGTCATATCTTCATCTAATTCTAATTCTTCTTCCTCCCGGTCTTCTAACTGTGTGGTAACATCTTCTGTTTTAACAACCGATGTTGAAGATGTACTCGATCTTACTGCAGCTATTATCGATGAAATCAATAGAATAACGAGAACTGCGACAACCGCAATTTTCATTTGTTGATTTTTCTTTGACATACCTTTTATAGTATGTAATTATTTTTTTAACATGTAGCCCTCAACTGTAACATCTTCGTTTACAGTTTCGTCTTCGACTTCACCGTCAGTTGGTGCAGTTTCGAGTGAAGTTTCATCTTCGTCTGGTACTGGTTCATCATCACCACCAGTCATGACATCATCAATAGTATCAGGGGATGGTTCGAGTTCTTCGTCTTCTTCGATTTCTTCAATTTCTTCTTCGACAATAATTTCGGGTTCGTCGGATTTCTTAAATACGAAAATGTATAAAAGTGTACCCAACACGATGGCGATCACAAGTGACGCAATTATAGCACTTTGGTTCATGGTTTATTATAGTATACTGGTATAAAAAATTTATCTCGACATACTATAAAACATGAGTGAATTAATGCTCGATGATAAAAATACAATGGATGACATGAATCCATTTGTTAATTTCATGCCCGGTTCGAGTCGACAACCACACGCGTTCGGTGAATATACAGGACCAGTGGATGAACCAGAAGAAGAACCATATAAAAGTCCAGCGTGTGATGTCGTTTCCAAAAACGTCGGACGTCCTGGATACAGTTCGGAAAAATGTGATTTATCTAGACCACTTCTTCCAGGAAGAAATATAGATAAAGGGTTTACGAATTTCGAGAGTCGTTTTGATATTGAAAAAGTAAAAAAAGCTGTAAAAGCGGGTACAAATAATAACTTTATTATGAATTTGATTAGTTTATTGTGTCTGATTCTATTAATTGTAATGTTCTAAATAATCTATCAAGTGTCACCTGATTCGTAGACGTTTCTATAACGTTTGGGAGTATATCCTTACATATTTCCTTTACCAATTTTTTCTGCCACGAACACGTCTTATTTATAATTGGAGGTAAGAATGTCGGATCCAAAATCTTTATTGAATTCATAATTCGTATGAGTGAATGTATATTTCTATTTTCGCACAAGGCGTTATCTAACGCAATCAAAACCATTTTACGTACAGTTTCGATTGTTTTAACAACCATTGTATCGAGAAACCTCTCGTATCGAACGGAACCCATACCATAATTGAATTCACAATTTGTCCCTGTATTAAATGAATCAATTTTATCCTCATACCCGATACCATCTGTATACTTAGAATAATGAATTTCAGTAACTGTACACTGTTTATCTATATGATAAAGTTGGTGACACTGTTTTATGAATGCTGTCATGTATAAATATATGAACATACATCTTTAAACCATTCCAAATTTCTTTGTTGGTTTAAACTCAAGTCGTTTATCAAGTTCTTTTAATTCAATATCTTTCTTCACATCCATACCTTTACACTCGTGAATTTCAAGAACTATACACCGGGAACAAAACCCTAAGTTACAATATTTACAGGTTATAGGTATTCCTTTCTTTTTACACTTAAAACACGGCATATATAGATAACCTAAGTTACCTTTAACCAATATTTTTTTAAGTTAAAATGTATTCAACGATCACAAATAATACATTTTCATATTTTCTTACTCTCAATGAGTTTAGAGAACGTTTAAAACAGGAACATCCTGAAATTGAACCATCATGGATTAAACTCACAACAATAACCATGATTTCACAGTTCAAACGTGGTATAAATATACAATTTCTGAAAGATTTTTTTGAAGAATATGAATTAAAACTCGCAAGAAAAGGAAAGGAAAAACGTAAATTTATATGGAGAATGAAAGATACGACGTTTTATAATCAGATATCACTCGTCTATGAAGATTACCACAGTACTAAATCTATAAAAGTCTTTCCGAACGGGAGTATTCAGGTTGCTGGGTGTGCTGATTTATTCGATTGTAAACGTGTTATTAAACAACTCTCATGCATGTTCAGTCGAATTCTGGGTAAAGAGTATGTTATACCAGAAGATACGTTCCGAGTTGTTATGATAAATTCAAATTTTAGTTTGAATAAAAATTTAAACCTTCTACAAACCGCACAAAAATTTGAATCTGTTTTTAAAACATCATTTGAACCAGATCGGTATTCAGCTGTCAAAGTAAAATTTCGACCTTCGGAAGATATGAAAGAGATTACGACGAGTATATTCAGTACAGGAAAGATTATTATCACGGGTGCAGAAACGCTCAAAGAGATTGCGTTCGCATATAACATTATCATATCACATATTCTTGAACACAAAAAAAGTATACTTACAACAGATGTTGATCCTCTTAAAAAGGAAGTTTTCGACATAGCATCAGGGTACAGTATAAATGAAATTATAGAATCAGCCAATGGTTTAGGTCATAAATCATGGGTCGACACGATCAAAAATAAACAAATTAATTTCTAATGTAATATTAATATATAAGATGTCTCAAAGACTTGGTATGGCCGACGGTCGATGCTTCACTGTAAACACTTCGAACCAATTACTCAATAACTATCTCATGAAACAAAATGGTATCACATTCGAGGACAACTATTCGTTTCGCAAAATGCTCCAGCAAAAGGGCCCAGAAATTTTGAAACCTGTACAAGATTTACAGGGTACTGACAAATGTGGGGCGTGTGATAAAGCGCTTCTCAAAGTACCAAACATTTACTAAATGGGTACGATAAATCACAACTTTTAACTTCTTTAAGTTTTATAGAGAATGACACAGTGTGCCATATGTCTCAACGAGGTAAGGCGGTCTAGAAAAAATGTACCATTGCGTTGTGGTCATTTATTTCATTCACATTGTCTACAAAACTGGAAAAATAAGGGAAAACAAACCTGCCCCGTGTGTCGTAAAATATTTGATGGCGAAAATTTCAGGGTACAGATTACCGTACATAATTTATTTGAAGATACATCAAATACGGTAACTATAGAAGACGATTTCATTTTTGACGCACTTGATATATTTTTTGATATAGGAAACGATACAGATTTATCGAGTCTTCTTGGGGACTTTGGGGTGAGTGTGACCGACTTTGATCCCTCTGTTCTTAACACAGAATGAACTACAATACTTTTTATAATTTAACCCAGGGTAATCACGAGACGCTGATCTCGGATCCTGAATACTCTTACCTTTAGCATCTACTAATAATGGACCCGTTGCCCAACCCCTTTTATGACTAAAAACGTTTGCCTTGAACTTTAAAATTCTACCAGGAACGAGTTTACCCGACCTTTTTACACGAGTTACGGGAACTTTAAAGAATTTTGCTATACTTTCGTACGTATTCCCTTTTTTAACCTTATATTCAATCGCACCATGTTGTTTATAGAAGTGGAAATCACCTTGTCTAAAGTAGTTTCTTTTATTACCAGGTGCTACAAACATCATAACTTTAAAATGATTTGGTTTACATTTTTCAGTCGCTTTTGCTGGGTACACTTTTTTAGGGTTATCTGCGATAACCCTTTTTGGTAACCCTTTACAATTTGTATAGGTATGTGAAAGATTACGAATACCAGCCCGTTCACCTGGTATGCTTTTTTGTAAACGCATTTTTTCGTAATCACCAACTGCATACGCGTAACAATTATTGTTACCTACACCTACGGTACGCCCCCACAATCTCTGGGTATACTTTGGTTCAGAACCGCTCAGAGGAAGTGGTTTACTCATTACTAATATCATAGAAAAAAATATTGGTAATTAATAAAATGCTCAGAGATCTCGCCAACGCTAAAAAAATGAACGAAGTTGTAACTGAAGTTCTTATCTTTATCCTTTCCATCCTTATCAGTACGTTCGTACTCCGATTTGCATGGAACCAATCGCTCGTCAAACATATATCGACTCTTAAACCAATTAAGACCTTTCAAGACGCGTTTATTCTTTCCCTCGCTATCTCCATTGTTAGAGGTATCTAATTAAACTTCCTTGTACCCAGTGATTCTTTCACCATTTGGTGAATCCATAACTGGAAATGCATCAATTCCGTCGCATTTGCCTTTTTCGCAATCGACGAATTTGTGATCAATACCCTTCTTTTTCATGTATTCTAACTGTTTCGTGGTCCACCCACACCACGTCGTACCGTAAACGGTCCACGCCCCGGTACTTTTATCAGTTTTGACTACGTTTCCCGTATTTAAAAATATATATGTGTTTACTGCTCCAAGAATAACAAATGGTAACATGTTTTTTATATCTATTTAACATATTTTAATTTTAGGTCCTGACATATCTTGGAAATGGTTTTATTTTTTGTGGGGACGTTTAGAATATTCGCAATTTTAACAAGTTCATCTTTTTTATAAGAATCACATTTACGTGTTCCTATTTTAACGTACCCCTTTTTAGATACGGAAACTTTGGGAGGTGCAGGGTTACCACCATGTTTTACAATGATTGATTTTGGTTTCATAGGAACGGCACGACCTATAATATCGAGAACTTTAGATAATTCCTGTGTTTTCTCTCTATACGGTGAAAAGTATCGATCTTTAAATATTCGATTAAACGTTGGTAATTTATCATGACCTATTGGTGACATACGCAATCTAAAATCAGATACTTTATATGTAACCATACCCAAATAATCAGATGGTAAAATGCGTTCAATAAACTGAATAGTTTCCTGACCACTGAGTATTTTCTCACCCTTTAAGAAATGTCTTAATGAATTGAGAAAATAGTGTGCGTCATACATATAATGTGATTCCCTGTATATACCGTGTTTACGTTTGTAATCACCTGAATCTATCTCAGGGTTAGGTATACCGTTAATAGCAGAAAAACCAAAATCGTTTAACGATGCTTCTATACCGATATCGTGAACTTTTAGAACTGTATCATCGATTTTAAAACGTCTTATACCCGTCGATTTAACATTGGTACTTATCAAAACGTTTTCTGTATGTAAATCGTGGTGTCTAAACGATGGATATTTTTTATGAATTCTATATAAATTAAAAAGTACATGTGTTACTATAGTTCTTAAATGTATTGGACGGAGTGTATTTATATTATTTTTTATAAAACTGGATAAAGTACCACTATTTGCATATTCCGTATAAATTATAGAATATTTCTTCTTTTTTTCGTTAACACATTCTTGATACGCGTACATTCGCATACCACTCAATTTTTCTATACGTTTACCTATTTTATATTCGTACCTATTTGAACCATCAGATACTTTTATTGCAACGGGTTTTTTACACTCTTTATCTACACACCCCAAAAACACTTCACCCATTTCACCTTTACCAATTTTACGTAAACCCCTTTTATTACTTAAAGACCCATTTACACTAAAATTGGTACTTGGTTTGTAAAAGACCTCATGTGGTCTACATCCAATACCCTTAATAGCAGTTATTACATTTTTACCTAAAAGGTTTCTTTGTTTTTGTGTTTTAACATTTTTCTTATTTTTAGAAAGAGAGGCTATTTTTTTCAAATCCTCAATATGTCTTTCACGTTCCATACTGGTATATTATAATATTTTATTCATCGACTTCTTCCTCTTCTTCGATATACTCTTCCTCTACGGTGTCATCACCATCAAGACCCTGGAATGCAAAGGATGGAAGTTTAGAAGATTGTTGACAAAGAACTTGTGAAAGACGAACACTTACTCCAAACTTGTTATCAATAAACCAGATTTGGTTTACGTCGACGATGCATGCACACCGTTGTCCCTTTTCGATTTGATCAACCGAAATTAACTCACGTGAAGAGTTATACGCCTCGGCTAAGAAATCACCGGACGGTTTGGTCATGATCTTAAGTTTCATTGTATCTGGATACTCATCTTTACCCTGACGAACGAGTGGTTTATACAGAGCTTCACGAATGACGTTAATGTCATACGCTTTACCAAGCCATTCCTTAGAGTTATCAGCGACCGTTTTAATGATAATTTCATCAAGTTCTTTCAGTTTAGTCGAAAGTGCCATTGCGTCTTCGTTATCAGTATCAAAAGATAAGTCGAGCGAATACGAAGTTTTATTGGTAGCTTCATCAGTAAAGGCGCTCATACCAAACGGCGAACGCATAAAAGGGAGTTGTAAGTAGAGTTTCTTTTTACCATCTTGTGCATTGATATACACGGTTTTTCCACCGTTCTTGTTCTTCTTCATTTTTGTGAAGACAACAGACGATGGTTCAAATTGTTCGGAAACTTGGATAATGTTAGACATTGTATTTTATATATCATATATATGAAGCCAAACTTTAAGTCGGTTTTTTTTTCTTGATACAATATATATAAAATATACCAATGGGTCTTTTTAAAGATTGTGGTTGTGGATGTAATGGTAAGAAACAGGAACAAAAGTTTTTGATTTCTATTATGTCTGCGTTAGTTTTCTTTGTTGTCGCAAACCCCGAAACATTTCGAGTCATGCGTAAAGTATTTGGTTCGTGGGTTTCCAGCCCAACTGGTTGTCCATCGACTGGTGGTCTCGCACTTCACACGGTTGTTTTCATGCTCGTCACGTGGGGTATGATGAACATAAAGCGTGAAGAATATGCGATATTCGAACCTATGACTGAAGAAGTCGTTGGGCCAACACCAGGACCCGGGCCAACCCCACCACCAAAAATGGTCGATATGCCATCACCTTTACCAGGTATGACCGAAGAACAGTTTTCCATGATTGATTCTGGTATGAAACTTGAATCCATGGACTTGACTACCGACGGTGAAGCTGTGACGTGTTCGTGTTCTGATGGTAGAAGTGCTGTTATTACTCCTTAATTAAAATTCTTCATCAAATTCTATGGATGTTGTATCTTCATCCATTTTACCATAATCACCGACGCGCTTTTCAAAAAAGTTTGTTTTGCCGTCGAGTGATATATTCTCCATAAAATCAAAGGGATTTTTAGTGTTCCAGATTTTATCGTGACCCACTTGTTTTGATAATCGATCCGCAACATATTCGATATACTCCGACATTTTACCAGAATTCATACCTATGAGACTACACGGAAGTGCGTCCGTAATGAATTCTTTTTCGATTGAAACGGCGTCTCTTATAATTTCTTCAATTGTATTTTGAGATGGTTTGTTTTTTAACATGTTGAATAATTCAACCGCAAATTCTTGGTGCATACCTTCATCTCGACTTATGAGTTCGTTACTAAAACATAAACCTGGAAGTAACCCTCTCTTTTTTAACCAAAAAATAGCACAAAAACTACCCGAGAAGAATATACCTTCAACACACGCAAAGGCTAATAAACGTTCAGCAAATGGTCGTTTCTTATCAAACCATTTCATAGCCCATTTCGCCTTTCTTTCGATACACGGAATTGTTTGAATTGCTTCAAACAACTGTTTCTTTTCACTAGAGTTTTTTATATACTTGTCTATAAGTTTACTGTACGTTTCACCGTGTACCATTTCATTATGAGATTGATAAGCATAAAATGATCGAGCCTCTGTAAGTTGTATTTCATCTGCAAAATTATTATTTATATTTTCAAAAACTATACCATCAGAACCAGCAAAAAAAGCTAAAATATATTTTATAAAATGTTTTTCATTATCACTTAATTCATTCCAATCGTCCATATCCTTAGAAAAGTCGATCTCTTCGGCAGTCCAATTTGACATTTGAGCCTTTTTATACAAAGTCCATAAATTTTCATGTTCTATTGGAAATACAGTAAACCTACTGAGTGTCGGTAAAAGCATTGGTTCTGATTCTTCCAGGTATTCCTGGAATTCAAAGAAGTCTCCCACCAGGGTATCATTTACCATTATTTGTGGGTATGTAGAAGCTTGTGTACCACATCTAGTTTTTAGTTCGGTTTTATCAACCATTGTTTTTATATATTCAAGGTTATAGTCCTTACAAAGGTTTACTGCGTGTTCGCAATACGTACATCCATCTTTGGATAAAATTTCAACTCCCATCTGTGCTAATACTTGTAAATATTTTTGTCGTAAAACTTTAGATATGATTAATTTTTATGAAATACAGCCTGGAGATTTAGTCCGGGTTCTTGTGAATATAGAGGATGATATAGAAGATGAACTGTACGCCAGAGTAAAAGAAAACAATGAAGACTACCTTGTTGTTTCGTATTATTCCGAAACGTCCCTAACGTATAAATGTGCACGTTTATACGAATTAGATGAAACTAAAGATGAACTTGTTCAGGAAACAAATCTTTCCGAACATCATCAGTCTCCAGAGTATTTCACAAACATTAAGGATAACTTATATGCGATAATAGATGATATAGATTCAGATGAAGACAGTGAAATAATAGATGATTCCGATGACGACGGAAGTGATCTCGAGGACTTTATTGTCCCAGACGACGAAGTTGATGGGATGGTTATACCACCACCAAACAATTCTACAATTGATAAAGAATGGAATGAATGGGAACCTCGAAGCCCGGGTTCTTTACGTTTCAAGGAAATAGTAAATGTTATAGAAACACACGCAAAAATACAAGCGGATGAATTGAATTTTTAAAACCTAAGTGCGATTTATCATTTTCATAAATATACCGATTTAGTATAAAAATGGAAGAACTCACTACTACAATATGGTCCCATGTGGACAAACTTTTAAAAAAACCATTACTAAAAAAAACGGATAATACTTACACGTGTAAAGAATGTAAAGGGACAAAAGTGTTTTCAAAAGAAGGTATGCCAACATGTTCAGAATGTGGTCTCGTTGATTCTATGTTCATAGACGAAAGTCCTGAATGGACAAGTGGTATATCCGACGATGGTAAAATAAACGATCCTTCGAGATGTGGTGGACCAAACGCAAATCCGGAACTCTTTTCTCAAGCGTGGGGTAAAGGAACAATTATCGCAACACAACACTCATCCACGTATGAAAATAAACGTATGGCTAAGATTAATTTTCATCAATCTATGAACCATAAAGATCGCGCATTGTTTCATGCGTATAAAAGTATAGATGAAGCATGTCCAAACTTACCCGATTCGGTTTTAAAAGATGCTAAAATGATGTATAGAAAATTTAATTTGGAAAAGTTAACGAGAGGTGCGGTTCGTTCGGGTATTAAAGGTAATTGCGTTTTATATGCATGCCGTTTATCGAAAATTCCAAGAACAACAAAAGAAATTGCAGATATGTTTAGAATAAATAGTAAAGATATTAGTCGGACGACACAAATGTTTACAGAAACACTTCTCGGTAAAACAGAAAAAAACTACGTTACTCGACCATTCGATGTTATGCAAAGGTTACTCAACGAATTTACGGTTACAAGAGAAGAGAGACTTAACTGTAATAAAATGTGCTCCAAACTTGAAAACTGTTCAGAACTTATGAGTAAAACACCAAACAGCGTGGCTTCGACTATCATTTACTTTGTTCTTAAGGATAATTTTACAAAAAATGAAATATGTGAAAAGTGTGGTATATCTATACCAACACTAAATAAAATTGAAACTATAATTAAAAAATACTTAGAGGAATAGAACACTAAAATTGTAATATGACGAAATTGTTTTTAAGTACCCCATGTTATGGTGGTATTTGTTTAGAAAAATATATGATAGGTGTCATAAAACTTCAACTCCTTCTCATTCGGGAAGGTATTCAACTCATAATCGATACAACAGAAAATGAAAGTCTCGTACATCGCGCACGTAATGTAGCCGTTGGAAGATTTATGCAGAAAACAGACGCGGAATATTTTATGTTTATAGATGCCGATGTTGATTTTGATCCTGCATCAGTTGTTCGTCTTATACGTTCCGGTCACGAAGTCTCTGTCGCTATTTACCCTAAAAAGGTTGTTATGTGGGACCAAGCTAAAACTGCGATAGAAGCGGGTGATACTCGGGAATTAGCTATGCTTTCATCAAGTTTAGTCGCAAATATTGGTGCTACACAAAGATCGGTTGTAAATGGGTTTGTTGAAGTATTAGATGGTCCAACCGGGTTTATGGTTATTACTCGAAAAGCGTTCGAAAAAATGCACGAAAAGTATAAAGATCTTGATTGTAAAAATGATCATCAAAATAGAGACTTTGACGACTATTGTGCGGTATTTGATTGTATGATCGACCCTGATAATAGACGATACCTTTCTGAAGATTACGCGTTTTGTAGACGATGGCAACAAATAGGTGGTAAAATATATGCAGATTGTAATACATCTCTGGGACATATTGGTAATTTACCATTTAGTGGGTGTTTAAATGAAAGGCTTAAGGCTTAGGGTATATATGTAATAAAATATGAGAATAGCGACAATACTCGTGACACGTGGTAAATCATGTCATGTAAAAACATTACATACGATTCTTCGATTTAATTTAAAGTGTATGCAAAGGGGTAATACTGAAAATGAAGTTGTTTTTGTAGACGATGAACCTTTTGAGAAGGCTGAAATTATTTATAAATATTTAAAAAGTCACGATCGTATTTTCTTTATCGATTTTGGTATAAGTGTTGATGAAGCTTCACTCGATAAAGTCTTTGATAAAAATGATGCGATTGGATGTCTCGTTTTTCCGGGTGTCACGGAAGGTATAGATTGGGGTATGTTCAAAGAAAAAGTTGTTTCAAAATCCAAGGAACCTATTGAACAAATGGGTTTACACTTCGATACAATAGTCGCAAACCGAATCTCAGATGATATATATTCCGTAAATGAAACGTCTGCAAAGTCATGGGTTATGATGAATAAAAATGTGACGAAACACTTAAAAGATAAGAAAAATGGTGCGTTTAAAATACATCCGAGAATGAAAAACATGTTTTTAAAATTTAAAGAGTCTGGAATAAAAATCCATGCTTATACAGCAGCTAAGTTGACTATGACATATAGTCACGAATGTATTAGTAATATTCTAAACGCTGCAGGTGTTAAATCAAATTAAAGAATAGAGTAATTATATAGAACAGAATGACACGTGTATCTGTAAAGACGGGTGACCCACTTTACAAATATGCGATCTCCTTTATGGAATCCAAATGGGGTACTAAAAAAGGTATATTTCCGGGGTGTCAACCTATTTCAATAGAACGGGAACACTTTGGTATACTCGCAAATAACAATTATGTTGTATGTGAAAAAACGGATGGTACGAGATATATGATGTTAGCATTCATGTATGAAAATAAAAAAGTATGTATATTTTTGAACCGTGCACTCGAAATGTTTGTATGTCCACTCAATTTTAGACGACCGATATATGAAGGTACTATACTTGAAGGTGAATTATACGAGAATATATTCATGATATACGATTGTTTAATGACATGTGGTGAGGTTATTGGTCAACAAAACTTTTTACAGCGACTCGAACACTGTGAAAAGACAACTAAAAAGATGATGGTTTTAAAAACAGATCCAATATTTTTAAAGGTTAAAACGTTCCATCTTCATACCGAGTTTAATAAATTTATGGATGTATATCTCCCAACCGTCAAACAGGAAATGGATGGACTTGTTTTTACACCTATAAACGAACCCGTTCGTACAGGTACACATGAAACTATGTTCAAATGGAAACCAAGGAACAAAAATACAATTGATTTCAAAGTGAAGAAAGGGCCAACCGTGGAAACACCGGGATGTATACCTGGACCACCTGTATGGCGTTTGTATATACAAGATAAAGGTAAACTTATACACGAATCTCAGATACCAATAGACCGTATGCCAGAATATAGATGGTTGAGAGAAAATGATATCGTTGAGTGTTTGTACGTCACGTGGGAAAAGGGTCCTCTTTGGTGGAAACCAGTAAAAAAACGAACTGATAAAACATTTCCAAATAGTCGTCGAACGTTTTATAGAACACTCGTAAATATTAAGGAGGACATTCAGATGAAGGAGTTTTTAGACTGTAGACCAAAATGTAATGACTATCTTCTTTAGGTAATTCATTTAATTTTCCTAAACTGTCGTCATCTTGTATGATCCAATCTTCACCGAATTTAGCCATAGATATGTAATGACCACCCCATTGAACACCTTTATGAATTATAGAACCACGTAAATCGTACCCCATTCTTAAAGATTTATCAACATTTACATTACTTTTTTTATCGAATGATACAAGTAGAATTTTCGGGTTTTTAGATATAAAACACCGTGTTGTTGCGACGTGGTGTTTCACGTTATCATCGTCAACATACCCTTCCACCACGTTCCAATTGTATCCTTCCTCTATCATTTCGTCTATACTTTTGACTTCATTTTTCATATTTAAAATATGAATACAAAAAGGTGTTTTTATAACATTTTTACTTGCGGGTGATATTGTTACTTGTGTTGTTTCACCGTAAAGAAGGTCTTTAATTATAGGGTATCCTTTTTCGAGTATATCTATAATACATAATAAAGCGTCCTGAGCATCGTGAGGTTCACCAATTTTAAATCTCGGGTACAATTTCAAAAATTCTTGTAAAAGTGGTTCGAGTGTAAAAACCTTAACTTCGTGTGTTGAAAAGTAAACGTGTACAACGTGTTCGTATATTTTTGTAAATAAACAATCACCTTCGTATTTATTTCGTAATATATGAGATGATATATCGTGTATATGTAGAAAACACTGTATAGCCGAATTAAAATAACATGTGTTTCCAATGTTTGTGAAACCGTGCATCTAAAAAAGGTGTATATAAAAGGCTTAAGAAGAAGACGCGATACATAAATGTAATAAAACATGAACGTACATAAAATTTGTGATACAATTCAACCCATTCTCGATAAATACAAGAATGAAGAACATGTCGAAATGGAATTCCGTCTCGGTAAATATAATGGTACATTCTTTGATACGAATATAGGTGAAAAGATGTATATTAATCTATTGAAAGGTCTTAATAAATATTCTGGTTGGGATCGTATTGAAACGTCACAAACGGACGTCTTTTTTCGTGAAAAGGATAATCTTCGTATAACAATAGATGAAACTACAAATGAAGAAACTATTATAAAAAAAGAGAGGGTACACGTTGAGGATTTTAAACAAATCAAAGATACACCTTTTGATATACGGTTTGCCGTATGTAAAGAAATTCCTATGGAACACGATTATGAAAGTGAAATGGATGGTAAAAAAACGAAAACACGTACATCATATATTCGTAAGAATGTATCTATTGATATGACATCTATTTCCGGTAACACTCAAGATATGGATTCTGAAGATCCATTTACATACCAAATTGAATTTGAAATTATAAAACCTCAAAATGTCGAAGATAAGGATACATTATTCAATATTATTCATAAAATAAAAGATTTATTTATTATGTTAGAGTAATATAAAATATTTGTCAATAAAAGTGATTAGTAAAAGAAAATTTTATTTTTGAATTTCAACATCATTCTCAAGAAGATACTTTGTATATATTAAAAAAAGTTTTTTTTGGGTAATCACTTTTTTTACAAAGATTTTATAATAAATATTATGTTAGAATACTATATAGTATGATCATAGCTTTGATACTTATACTTATAATTGTAATATTTATAATACGTGATATTGATATTACAGGTGAACGCGTGTCTATTCTTGGATTTTCTACAAAATACTTTTACATGTCAAACGGTGAATCTAAAAAAATGTATGAACAAATGCGTAAAGATGGTATACCAGATGAATCACTTAAAGAATTTATCATGATGGAAGATAGATTTCTCAATCTTGAACGTTTATCGGTGTGTACACAAACCTCGAGAATAATTGAGGCATTTGGACTTTCTAAAGAAATAAAAGATAATTTTCTTGGGTACGATTTTTCGTATCACGCGAAACACCTTAAACAAATTTCCGAACCACCCAAACTTATAAATCGAAGTATAGTATGTTCGTGAGATACAAAAGTGTACGTCGATGGGTCCCCGGTTCCATCTTATGTATATTATCGAATATGAATATCATAAGATTTTGGTCATCGGGGTCACGATATTTTTCTAAATAGGCTTCGGCATTATCAGTGTTTATAAAATCATCCGTACAATGGTATTCAATTTCTAATTTACCCATAGTAGTCCCACCTTTTCTTTCAATGCTAATATAATCTGCTAAAGTATAAAATATACTATCTATAATGCTCGACAAAATATATTTATTCCAACGATCTTTATAATCTATAATAAAGTCATTTGTATTTTGTCGGACACGGTTTAATAATAGTTCTCTCGGATCGTCCATCTTTTTATTTAGTTTTGCGGTTATTCTTTAACGCTGACGGTGTATTTTGTTGAAGTTGACGTTTTATTGTAACGTAATTCTTTATTTTCTTACTATTAAGAGGGTATGTTTTTGGTAAATTCGCTACATATTTTATAACGTTATTTACCATATTTTTACCAAACTTACCGTACAACTTTTGCGCTTCATTTCGGAGAAGTTTTTTCTTAAGTGTATTTTCCTGGTTAAGTTTCATGTCTTTGACCATAGCTTTTTTGATGTCGTTTGCGACCATCTTTCTTATAACACCGTTACGTGATGTGACGTTAAGAGAATTATTCTTTTCGGCTTTATTTAATTCTCTCTTTACATCGCGTACATTTTTATTCAAATCCATAACTTTACCATACTTTGTCATCCACTTTTTACCATACATTTTAACGAGATCGTTTCTTATACCCGTATCATTGAGTCGCCTTCTCTGATTGGTCATGTTTCGATTTCGTTTTAAGAGAACTTGTTCCATCTCGTTTGCAAGTGAATTTGGTGTATTAGGTGTTTTCGGTTTATTTTGAAGTTTTTGGCAAAGTGTTTTTACCGTATCCTTATCGTCAATCGTGATACCCTTAGATAATGCCATCGCAACGAGTTGGTCTTTTTTCATTGTTCGACACAATTTTCCATCTATTTTTAAGTTGGATGTACCTTTCTCAATCGCATCGAGTGCCGAACATATAACATTTTTAGTATTTTTTTCACGTATCCCGACAACACCCAACTTTTTAGCAACGTCGAGTAAAACCGGTTTTGTAAGTCTATCACACTTACGTCCACCTATTTTCATAGTACCATCTTTATCATAAGAAATAGAAACGTTTTTAGGTGTACTTTTTTTCTTAGAAACACTTCGTTTCTTTGGGATTTTAAAACAACAATCTGATCCCTGTGGGTTTTTACGAACTTCAAAACCATTTTTACATGGTGGGCGACGTGGTTTAGGGCACGTAGACGCTTTTACATTTTTCATTATAGGAAGTTTTGGGGCATTTACATTACGGTTTACCAACCCCATCGTATACCCTAAAACATGAAGTAGTTTTACCATATCAACACCTACTCTATACGCGTTTTCAAGGTCATCCGGATCACTTTCACCTTGAACTTGAACGACACCCGAACCAAGTTTTCCAGATTTAGTCGATAGAACAAAATTATGATCTTTATGTGTCATGTATAAAAAAGGTGTTAATTCAGACTCGTAACTAACACTTTGTGCTTTTACAGGATTTTGTCGTGAAATTCTTGTTAAATCGAAGTTTACGTTTGTATTAAAGAACCCCGAAATATTGTTATATTCAATTTCGTTATATAAAAAACCCTGTTTTTGTGTATACGTATCAATTAAATATTTACGTAAAGCTTCTGGTTGCCTTTTAAGATTTTTAGACCCTAAAAACCCACCCGAAAATCTAATTTTACCATTACTGTAAATAACAAACGTGAATTTTTTATTTTCAGTTCCATCCATAGTGTACCCACTTAACTGTACTGAAAAGAAGTCTTTTTTTAAATCACCTTTTAAACCAAAATTAGACGTGTGTATGGCACCTGTTTGAAACCTTCCGAAATATCCTTTAATCTCGTTAAGATCTAGGGTTAAACCAGGTGCTATTTGAGCATGTCCCTTCGGTTTTTGTTTTAAAATGTACTGTAAATCTACACGGTTTTCAGACGTTGAAAACTTTTTGTTTACAAGAACATTGTACATACCCGGATGAAATTTTCCAATTTTGAGACCACCTTTTTTAGTTGGTACTACTTTAGATTCTGTCTGAATAGACACATTCGAATTTTTTACGAACTGCCTGGGATCCATATCTTATTATACTTTAATATTTTAAATGTCATTACTGAACTGAGGTTTTTGTTCATCTACTATATCTATACCAAATATGAATGGTTGTCTAGGGCATACACGTCCCTTATATGTTAAATTATTAATTTCGCGAACTTCTATATCACGCTGACTGAATGGACCTACGTAAAAATCCTGTGTAAATCGCGGTTTTCCAAGATTATTTGCTTGACAATGTGAATTGAATAACGCAACAAATTCTTTTTGTGGGCAAAATAAGTCTTTCCCGTATTTTACACCTGTAGACTGCATGAAGTTTTCGAGTGTACTTGCAACAGTCGCAACCTGTTTCTGAACTGTCTTGAAATATTCGGGAACGATATTCCAAATATCTCGATCTGCATACTTTTGTGCATATTCGAGATATGCACGAATACACTTTTGAAGTATGATGGGTAATTCTGCATCGAGTTTATATTCGAGTGTTGGGTCGGCATCCTTGACTTGTTTACCAAAGTTCCACGTAAGAATACGACGCAAAACACTACCTGAATTATCTTTCCAATTTGGAACTTCATTACCACCGAGTATACCGGGTGTTGTCCATTCAAACGATTTAGCTTTTTCGTGTTTTACCGCAATGGATACGTCTTCACCAGACACGATAGATTGAAATTCAGCCTGTTCGAGTTGTAAATCACCTTTTACTTCGGGGGCTATGAACATGAATGCATCATAAATAGATGATAATCCAAATTTCTTTTCAACATTATTTGAAAGTGTACGTACATCGTCAGCGTTATAGAATTTACGAAACACTTTTGTGATAAGAGTCGATTTACCTGAACGCGCAATACCTTTTAAGAAAGGTATAATCTGCCATGTATCTATATCATTTACAGCAAAACATAAACGACCACCCATCACATACATCCATTTAGATACATTTGAATCAAACTTTTGGTACTCGAGAACCGATTGAAAAAAAGGAGTTGGAATATCATACCAGTTCTCAAGGTGTTCGTAATTCGTAAATTCCTTATCGAAATATTTACAACTTACGATGGTTTGATCAAGATTTTTAAATTCACGCGACTCGTACGTATAAAAGTTCGATTCGTAGAGACCTGTTTGTGCAGACCACTCTTTACCTATAAAAATACCATTTTTAAACGACCAAACGTGACGATTTTTAATAATCTCCGGAAACTGCATATCTTTACAGTGTGTTAAGTGTCGAATAACGTCGTTATAGGCTGATCCTCGACTCGATAAATTTTTCCAGAGTTCATACCGTGTTTCTTTTTGTGCAACTCCATAAACGTACTCCTGTATTGTTTCGACCTGTTTCCATGCACGTGTATCTTTACCATCTTCGGTCTTGATTTGTGTACAACAGTACCCCTTGTATCTTTTAACATTCGTCTCGTACAGGTTTTGCAAACACGCGAGAATTGCCTGTTGATACGGTGCCAATTCCTCTACTTTATCCATAGTTGAACACCTAAAAATAGATGGATCTGATTCTGGGTTTATGGGAACGTATGTCGGGTTATTGATACGTTCATGTATACGTGCCGCTCTAAAAATAATTTGCCACGCATCATCAACTTGATCGATAAGACGATTTATACGCATGGATATTTTCATATCTTCATCGTCTTCCGTATCTAAAAGTTTTAAAACTTCAGCCCGATGATACATTTGTCCTAACTGCATTTTCAGACGTTTATGGTTTCCAGAAACAAGTTCAACGTCAAACCGAACGGGTAACCCCGTTTCAGGGTCGAGGTCCTGAGGATTTATAAAGTTTTTATATCCAAGTTGGAACGATACCATGCTATTATCCGTAGCATTAATGTCCCACATATCTTCCAATTCTGATAGAAGGTGCATAAACTCTTCAGGGTTGAGTGATTGAATCTGGTTAGACCACATAATAGCATTGGATTCACGTTGGTTTGATTCCGAACTAATAAAATGTGTTTCCTCCATTTTCTTTTATTACATATGTATTATTTTTCTAAGTTGATTTTTTTTGCATCTGAGATAACATTTTTATAAGAATTTTGTTTTGAACTTCCATCTGTCTGGAAATATTTACCAGTGCGGAACATACAGTGTCACCTTCTTCGGTGGCGAGGACCGAACTTAAGAGTCCACCCATATCCATCATATATGGCTCATCTTCGAATTCATCTTCGAAATCATCGATATCCGGGAGTTCACCTCCGACTGTAGTTAGCTCATCTTCTTCAATATTCGATCCAGTTTCGGATCCATATTCTTCATCTTCAATTTCTTCGGTTGGTTCAATAATTGTATCTTCTTGGTCAGACATTTATATGTACCAGGAAAAATAGGATCGAGTTTTTTCGCAGGTTTCACCCGAAAAAAAAATCTCAGCCTATAGTACAAAAACAAACAATATGGCCGGTGGTCTCATGCAACTCGTCGCCTACGGCGCCCAAGATGTCTACTTGACTGGTAACCCAAAAGTCACTTTCTTCCAGGCTGTCTACAAACGCCACACTAACTTTGCGATGGAAAACATCGAACAAACTGTCAACGGTACCGCCGCGAACTCCGGTCGCGTCTCCGTCACGGTCGCCAGAAATGGTGATTTGATCGCGGATATGTACGTTGAATTGACCGCGAAACAAGCCTGCGACAAGACTGAAGATGCGTGGGTCGCGGAAGCCGCGATCTCCACTGTCGAATTGTCCATCGGTGGTCAAAGAATCGACAAGCACTACCAAAAGTGGTGGAGATTGTACGCAGAATTGTACATGGACGAAGCCAAGAAGTTGAACTACGGTAAGATGACTTCGGCGACTGTGGACAACGAAAAGGTTTACTTGCCATTGATCTTCTTCTTTAACAGAAACCCAGGATTGGCCTTGCCATTGATTGCCTTGCAATACCACGAAGTCAGAATTGACTTTGACTTGTCCGGTGTTTACGACACTTACTTCGACTCGTTCAAGGTGTGGGGTAACTACGTCTACCTTGACACTGAAGAACGCAGACGATTTGCGCAAAAGGGTCACGAATACTTGATCGAACAAGTCCAACACACTGGTGCGGACTCTTTGGCTGCTGCCGGTTCTACCAAGCAAATCAGATTGTCGTACAACCACCCAGTCAAGGAATTGGTCTGGTGTGCCACTGAAGCCTCTGGTGTTACTGGTGACGCCAACCAATTGTGGAACTTTACTGACACCGCGGTTACGGTATCTTCCAACTTGGCGTCCATCGCCGACTCTAACGTCGCGATTGCCCCAGGTGCCGCGGGTGCGCCATCTTTGATCGGCCTCGCGCAATTCGATGAAGAAACTTCGGGTCCATTGTCTTCCTTCAAGTTGGTCCTCAACGGCCAAGACAGATTCAAGGAACAAGGCGGTAAGTACTTTAACTCCGTCCAACCATACGTCCACCACTCCGCCTCCCCAATGCCAGGGGTCTACTCGTACTCTTTTGCGCTCAAGCCAGAAGAGCATCAACCAACGGGTACCTGTAACTTCTCCAGAATCGACAACGCGCAAGTCTCCATTGCGACTAAGTCTGGTTCGGACAAGACGACTCTTAACATGTTCGCGACGAACTACAACGTCCTCAGAATCCAATCGGGTATGGGTGGCCTCGCGTTCTCCAACTAAGCGTCTATTAAGCGTTTAAAAATTTAAAAAATAAATAAAATTTACAATTTAAAAATTAAAATTTAGACCAAATTTTAAAGTTTAACACCCAGAACTCGACGCAATTTTTGCATGACGTTAGGATCCGGAATTGATTTACCTAATTCGTATGAAGAGATAATATCTATTGATACGTGTATAAGACCCGCGAGATCTTTTTGTGTATATTGTTTTGCAACGCGTGCCCGTTGGATCGTTAATCCCGTTTCTTTACTCACTTTTCTATGTGTACCACACAATTCAGCTTCCTCGAGTTTTTGTTCCGGTGATATACCTGAATACTGACTTCGTTTCGGTAACTTGATTTCTTGACCCATGAACTTGACGTATTTTTCTTTTTCACGTGTTTTGTCGATTTTACCTCGAACAATAACTGGATCCCAATCCATTTTGTTTCAAAGAGACTTAAAATTTTAAGTAGTTATACAAATATAATGAATTTTATAGTTGGAATATCAGTAACCTTTACAGTACTTGGTGTTATAATCTTATCACTTTTCTGTCCAAAATCGTGTTGTGATGATGATGCAGAAACTGAAAGATAAAGAATTACGCGTGTAATACGTTAATGGAACCTATATATACATTTTTAATAATTTTTGGAAGCGTGTTTGGTTCATGTGTATTGTTTAATCCAGTGGTTAAATGTTATTATTACTGTTTCCCGTATAAAAAGGAACACGTTGTTGAAATATAAAGATTTTATCGTATATACTAGTAAGTATGATAGAAGTCTACACAGACGGAAGTTGTTTAGGAAACCCTGGTCCCGGTGGTTGGGCATATATTATAGATGACTTTATAGGTCGAGGTGGTGATAAGGTAACCACAAACAATATAATGGAGATGACCGCGGTCATAAAAGCACTCGAGAAGTGTATAGAATTAGGACACGATACCGTAACTGTATATACAGACAGTAACTATGTAAAAATGGGATTACTCGAGTGGTCGAAGAATTGGGAACGTAACGGTTGGAAAACGAGTAAAGGTGAGCCCGTAAAGAACAAGGATTTATGGATACATATGTTATACTTATTGCGTAAAATTGAGTTTGTTGATATAAAGTGGGTCAAGGCACACAACGGTAACGAAAAGAACGAGATCGTAGATACACAGGCACGAGAATATGCCTATTTATTTTCTAAGAAAGAGTAATGGGAGAAGACATACCAGAACAACATCATTGGTGTCCAAAACAAGAAAAGCTCCTAATCCGATGGGCCGAAAAGGCTGCCGGATACAGATGGCTACATAATCACGCGCGTATGTTTTATAAGAAACAGAACGATTGGTTATCGTACCCATGTATAATCATATCAAGTATTACGGGTGTTGGTGGTTTTGCAGTTTTAAGTCCTAATGATCAAAACATGTCGACCGAACAAAAACAAAAAATTGTTATTTTTCAATACTTTTTCGCGTTTTTGAACGTACTCGCGGGTATACTTACATCGATATCAAAGTTTAACAATTCTTCACGTATGATGGAAGCACATTCCGTCATGTCCGTCCAATACTCAAAATTTTATAGGAACATTGATATGGAATTATCACTCGAAACGAAATATCGTGAAGACGTTTTAGAATTTGTAAATAAAGTGCGTTTAGAATACGATCGATTACTTGATGAAGCACCGGATATACCCGGGCACACGATAGAGGCATTTAACGAAACGTTTCCCGATAAAGAAAATAAACCTGACGTGTGTAACGGTTTAAGTATAATTTCAAATGGTGAACTAATTAAACAAGACGATTCACGCGTATCAAAAGCTATAAAAAAATGGATGGTACGTCCAAAAACACCGGATAATCAATTACCAAGTCCAAGACAATCAATGGATTTAGAGTCTCACCCTTCGTGTGGGGTATAAATATATTATATTACTATAAATCAATTTTTACATATGTGTCCCATATGTAAAAAGCGATATTCCCGCCGGGTATCGATCCCGGGATGCAGTCTTAACTCCGAACTTATGAATTAAATCATAAATTGACATACTTTAAAAGTATAAGGACTATGTGATGACCATTTCACTACGGGAACGTGTATAGTATACGTATCTACTCTTTAAACTATCATATGTGTTAAAGATATACCACGTTAAAAAGTAAATGATTAGAGTTTCTTCAATTCCCCCAAGCCCGGAAAACAAACGTAACCAAATACGTAAGAACATTCTTGAAAATACGTATAGTAAAAAAGTAAATATCGCGTTTCAAACGTTCGAGAACCCACGCCTTCAGTTTAGGTTTGCGGAAGCACTCGACGAAGCTGATGAAAAGTGTTACGTTTCGGGAACATCAGAAGAGTGTTTTGCGGCATGGCAAGAAGTTGATGAATTGGAAGATTCAATGATGCGTCTCGGTGTAGAAGTATTTCAAAACTATAGTATGCGGTACGGATCATTACTCAGACGAACATTCAAACTTAGATGGAATGTTCGTAACGTCGAGGACCATCACGTCATACCAAAAGAGTTCAAGAGTCACCCAATTATTGAAAAGGTTAACTATGATATCCACGCGAGTGAGAATATAATAATGATGCCACGTGAAATTGGTAATTTGCGTGAGAATAGACTTACACACAGAGGTAATCATAAAAAGTATAACGAATATGTAGGTAACGTTCTCAATTCGATGGAAAATACGGATATAACTGAACCAGAATTTAAAAAGTTTGTTGACTTTTTAAAAGATGGATGTCGGTTTCGTCCACAAGATATACCTTGGAACTAATATGTTTACCACCCGTACTCGAGATCGTCAGTGGTTACCTTAGGGTACCGTTTCGAAAAGAATTTACGTTTTCCCCAATTACTATGTCCAATGGTACTGTTATGACTACGGTCAATGTGTAAACAGTGTCGAAGATCTTTATAGTAAACACGCGCCCCTCTCGCAATGATATCCTCGTGTTTCATGTCGACATGGTTATCGATAGGAAAAAAGTGTTTATAATACTTTTTCATATTATCGACGTTTATGAGGTAACACTTGGTACTGGAAATCCACTTAACGCGTTCAAGACCATTTTTATCGAGCTTTTCCTCATCGGGGTACCGCGATAAGCAATGGAAGAAACACATTTCAAAATTATTACCTTTCTTATTGATAACATTTTGAATTTCTCTGTAAACGCGTTTATCTTTTATAAC